ACCCCCTCCCCACGGCCACCAGGGATGAGGAGAGAGCTTGTGCTTGAGCTAATGTCTTCCCCCGTAGCGCACATGAAATAGGAAATGCTGCAATGAGTCATTGCCGAGTTTCATTTTCTGGGTAACACTCTCCCCTGTGGTTTCCTCATCCCCTTCCGCAGATTCAAATCCATCCGCAGACTCGCCTGAGTCTGACGAACTAGCTGACTGGTTCGATCCCTCTTCCGCAGTCGCTGACTCTCCCGTCAGTAACTCTTCGAGTTCTCCCCCTCTGGGGGAGAATGAGTCCACACCCGCGCCCCTCGCTTCACTCGATGACACTCCACTCGCACTCGATCCATCAGTCATCGAAGCGCACGACTCCCGCTCCCTCGCCGCAGGTAAACTCACGCCCAGACACAGACGCTTCTGTCAGCTCGCTGCAGCCGGTTGGACGAACGCACAAATCTGCAAGGAACTCGGTTACGTCAGCTCTCGCGTCTCAGTCCTACTCAAGAATCAATTCATCGCCGCAGAGATAATTCGTCTGCAGAATAAACTCTTCGAAGAGACTGTCGTTCAGAGAATGAAAGCACTCGGGGATCCAGCACTCTCCGTAATTGAAGACATCCTCACGGACACGAGTAACAGAGTGAAAGTCTCAGAGAAACTCGACGCTGCGAAATGGGTAGTTGAGAAACTAGACGGGAAGGCAATCCAACGTCACGACGTCGGAGAAAATCTCCTCTCCGTCCTCATGGACAGACTCGACGCACAGAAGACTCCCCATCGGGCCCCGCAACTCTCCTCACCCGCAGACATTGAGATGCGCGCGGTAAATGACGCAACGCCGCCTAAACCAAAGTCCGAAGAAGAATTACTCGACGAATGGGTTTCGAATTTCAGCTCCACCTAAGCTACACTTTCCCTCATGGGATTCACTCAAGACGTCGTAAAAGCGCTAAATTCCAATGAAACTACTCGCCTCGATGAGGCATCCTCGACTGTCTCCTACGTAGGTAAAGCAGCACCAGGGACCGCAGAAACAGCTGCAGCCTGGAAGATCTCCCGAATCACCGTCACAGGGACAGTCACTAAAATCGAACTTGCCGACGGTAACGCTAACTATGACAATATCTGGGACAATAGAGCATCACTGACTTACAGCTAAGGAGAGCAGATGTCTTTTTCAAACACCGCTGAGACGGCAATTCTCGACTACATATTCAAAGGCACAAACGTATCCTGGGATGGCAACACTGACCTCTACATCGCCCTCTACACTGCAGATCCAGCGGAAACTGGCTCAGCGACTACGAATGAGGCGACCTACGGAGATTACGCAAGAATCGCACTCACTCGCTCAACTGACTTCACAGTCTCAGGAAACTCCGTCTCAAACACTAACCTCGAGCAATTCGCAGCCTGCACATCAGGCAGTAACACCATCACGCACGCTGCAATCGTCACCTCATCAAGCGGAGCAGGAACAATCATCGTCCGCGCTGCACTGAACTCCTCAATCTCAGTCAGCACTGGCGTTCAACCTCAATTCGCAGCTGGCGCGCTCTCCTTCACGCTCGACTAATGCCAGGCTTTAAGGGATTTGCTGCATTCAGAGAAGCAGTCAATACGGACGGGAGTGTCTGGACGACCTCCTTCCGTAAAGTCGTCAGCAATGCGACAGTCGCGGGAACCTGGTGCGATCTCTCTTACTCACCTGGTAACCCACCGGCTAACTTCTACGCGACTGAACCACTAGTCGCAGCGACTCTCTCCGCAACAAAGGGAATAGACAACGGAGGATCCGTAACTCCGAAGAAGAAATACTTCAAAAAACTCCTCGTCTACTCTCCCTCGACAGCCTTTCAGTCCTGCTCTCTCCTCCTCTGTGACTATCTCCTCTACTACCCATTCATCGACGGAGATTCCACAGACACTCAAGCGCTCGACAACACGGTCACTCTCCCTCGCTCAACTACTGGATCAGGAATACGCGCAATACTCGTCGCGCAAGGGGGTTACGTCGGCGGTGCTCAATTCTCCATCACCTACACTAATCAAGATGGAACTTCAGGGAGAACATCACCGCTCGTCACGAGCAACACTGCAACCTTCGCAGCGACTCTCCTCACAGGTGGAACGGCAGCTGGGAACTCAGGTCCCTTCATCCCACTCCAAGCGGGAGATTACGGAATCAGGTCAGTTCAATCCATCACCTTCTCATCAGCAAATGGTGGAATCTCAGCGCTCGTCCTCGTCAAACCAATCGCTGAAATTCCCATCACTGAAGTCACTGCGACCTTCGTAACACCGAGCGAGCAGGCAAACTTCCTACAGGAATTCAACGGCGCGCAAATCGAAGACGGAGCTTACTTAAACTTTCTTTGTTTACCTAACGGATCTCTCTCCGGCGGGGTACTACAGGGATTACTTCAAACAGTCTGGGGGTAACCAATGGGATTTTCATCAGTCGATGATCTAATTAACGAAATGACAACAAACGGAAAACGCTACCGCGCCGATTTCAACAAAACAGTAGCTAACGGTGCTTACGCTGCCGGTGCCTGGTATGATCTCTCCCTCCTCGCGGGTTCACCAGTCGCAAACACCTACACGGGAACTGCACTGACCGCACAGGTCCCGACTGAGACTACGGGATGGGGCATCTACCACGGCGGTAACGTCTCCTCAGACACGAAACATCTCATCAAAGCCGTCGCTACAGGTAACACCGCAACTGTATCACCAGGTACTCTCATCCTCGTCGACGTCTGTCTTTACTACCCAGGCATCAACACTACGATCAGCACAACGCAGACCATGACAAACAGCTCCTCACTCACTCGTTACACAACTGGTGCTGGTCTTCGTATGTACATGACCATGACAGTCGCATCAGGTGCCAACACTCCAACACTCGCAGTAAGCTACACGAGACAGAACACTGGAGGAACAGACACGGGCCGCGCCCTCGGAGCAACTACAGCACTCACAGCATCATCTGGTATCGGACGATTCCCCACATCAGGAACAGCTGCGAACAACCGCGCACCTTTCCTCCCACTCCAGTCAGGAGACACAGGAATTCAGTCCGTCCAGAACGTCGTCATCACGACTCCGCACGCGACTACAGGAACTGCAGCACTCGTCATCTGCGCACCTCTCGTCGAAATCCCGCTCAGCACGGCAAACGTCCCCGTCATTATGGATTTCCTCACTCAAGCACCATCTCTCCCACAAATCCAAGACGGAGCTTGCCTCAATCTCCTCTACCAACCAGCAGGTGCAGCTGCGAACGGTTCGATCATCTCTGGCTCACTGGATTTCATCTGGGGGTAAACCATGGCCCTAATCACTAACCGGAGAAACGCAGTCGCCTACACGCGCAGTACTCTCGCAGGGGGTACTGAAGCGTGGGATGTCCTAAGGCAACACAACCTCAGGAACACCTACGCTGGCTCCGGTGGGATTGACGACAAGTCGGGCATTCCAAATGGCCACAACATGGGAGCAATCCTCCTCCCACTAAAAGCCGGTGGAATGTCCGTCTTCCAAGACGCTGCTGAAATCACAGCGACAAGCGCAGATGCGAAGATGGGTCGCCCTATCACAGCATCCTCATCCTGCGCAATCACCGTCACAAATGCGCAACTAGATAAGATTGCAAGTCTCGCAGGATCTGCAGCACTCACGATCACTGCCACAGCAAGCATCACATCAGCAGCTGCACTCGTAGGATCCGCAGCCTGCGCTATCACACCCTCAGCAACTCTCGGCGGAATCATCCCAGCTGCAGGATCGTCAAGCTGCACTCTCACTCCATCCGTCACGATCAGTGCTCTCGCCTTCATGGAAGCTGAAGCTGGCGGTCCAACGCCCCTAAGTCCAGAGGGTCTCGCAGATGCAGTCTGGGATACTCTCCTCTCCGATCACCAGGACACAGGTACGGCAGGGAAGGCACTCTCTGACGCAGGTGGCTCAGGTAACCCATGGTCAGCGCTCCTCGCGGACAATAACGACACGGGAACATTCGGAGAGAGGGTGCAGAAACTCCTCACGACTGCAAAGTTCCTCGGATTGAAGTAATAACGCGACACGGCACTCATCTTTGAGATTGAAACGGTGTAAAAATCACCGGAAACTAAACACACGCGAGTAATTTCATCACAGTGTAACACCACGCGGAGCATCATTGACCTCACCGGAATTAAGCCCAGACGCACTCACGCGCTATCAGCAATTCAGGGAAGATCCCTGGCTTTTCCTCAAACACTGTGTCTACACGCAAGATGAAGTTGATCAGGAAAATCCGATCAAACCCTACCCGAGCTATCTCCTCTACACGAAATTCCTCACTCTCATGTGGATGAAGGAGAGGAGAATCGCCGTCCCCAAATCAAGACGAATGACGGCCTCTTGGACCTTCATCTCCCTCACCGTCTGGGATGTCATCTTCCACAAAGGGAGAAGCTGGGCGTTTTGTTCGAAAAAAGAAGAAGACGCGAAGGAACTAGTCGAGCGCGCTGAATTCATCATCCGTCACATCCCGCCGGAGATGATCTCACCAGACCTCCTCCCAAAGATGAAGCGCGGACAGATGCAGACCTCTCCGCCTGTCATCGAATTCGAAGACATTTACTCGAAAATACAAGGCTTCCCCTCCGGTGCGAACCAGCTCCGGCAGCGGGGATTCTCAGGAATCCTAAACGACGAGTGCGCTTTCTGGGAAAATGCAGAAGACGCCTATGCATCCGCAGAACCTACCATCAAAGGGGGAGGTCGAATGGTCATGATCTCCTCGCGCGCGACCGAAGACGGCGGTTTCTTCAAAAAAATCTGCTTCGATCAACTCGACGCGAAGGACATTCGCTTCCCCGAGATTCCACCCTCCCCGACCAAGACACCCATGGAAGGTGTCACAGTCTGGAAAAACCCGAAGAATGAATTCCTCATCATCGATCTCCACTACACGGCAAATCCCGCAAAAAGAGGCGCTGAGTTCAGAGAGGGGCTGAGAAAGACACTCCCGATTCGAAAATTCCGCATGGAATACGAGAAGAGCTGGGAAACTTTCGACGGACGCCCCGTCTATGAAGACTTCAATGAGCTAATCCACCTCACTCAAGTCAAACCTGAATTCCACATCGGTCTCCCACTCATCCTCGGATGGGACTCATCAGGACTCACACCGGCTGCAGTCCTCGCTCAGCTGCGAGAAGAACAACTCGTCGTCTTCCTCGAGATCATCGGACAAGGAATGGGTGCAAAGAGATTCATCCCACTCGTCGAGCAAGCAATTCGGATGAATTTCCCTCAAATCACGGACTTCAGCGAGCAGACAATCTCCTTCTTCGACCCTGCCGGATTCAAGAAGAATGAAATCACCGAGGAGACCTACCTCCAGCGAATGCAAACGCACGGATTTAAGAAGATCTTCCCAGGTCCAATGACCTGGAACAAGCGAGTCGACGCAGTCACAGAAAGACTCACAGAGATGAGTAAGGGTCAGCCAAAGATACTCCTTTTCGAACCAGGCTGCCCAGTCATCGCAGCCGGATTCAAAGGTGGCTACAGATACCCAGATTCCGTCAGCGACACAGAACCAGATAAGCCTAAAGCAGTAAAAGACATCCACTCACACCCGCACGATGCACTTCAATACCTCTGCGGGGGACTCAAAAACTACAAGAGAACTCACTACAACTACGAAATCCCGATCCCAAGTTACGGATTTCAGAAAGCGAGCACACCATGAGCGAAAAAACACTCACCGATAAGCAAATAATCGACTGGATCCTCTCCTGCCGTGAAGAAGCAGATCAGGCAAAGAAGGATCGAATGGATACGAACAAAGATAACTACGCAATGTTCCACCTAAAGCACGATTTCACACACAAAAAAGAGGGCCAAAGTCAGGAAGTCCTCTCCAAACAAAGCATGGCAGTCGAACAAAACAAGTCCTTCTTCCAACAAGCCCTCGCAGATCTCGGCGAATGGTGGAAAGCAGAGGCGAAATTCCCAGATTACGAGCAAATGATGCTCATCAGACCGCATGAAATCACAACACTGACTAACTACATGCTCGAAAAAGCCCTCTACTTCAGTCATGTCGGCAATTCCATTGAATCTGCCATGCTCGCATCTCTCGCGATCAGCAAAACAGGCGGAAAACTCGTCAGTAAACCCAAATACGTCGCAAGAAAGAAGGGTCGAGGTCGCTCACTCAAGCGCTGGCTTGAGAAAATCGAAGATAAGAGCTGGGAAATCACCTTCTCCTGCGTCCGAGCGGAGAACTACTACCCAGATCCGACCGGAAAAGGACTCTACGAGATCGAAGACAGTTGGCCTGACTTCTACGAACTCCTCCAGCTTGCCGAAGCGGACGATGATTACGATCTTGAACTGATCAAGACTCTCAGCCGCTCCGACATGACAGACATCGAGGAGAACTACAACCGAGCACTCGAAGTCGGACAGAATACGACCGTCTACGGACACAGACCTCGCCCGAAGGTGACTGAATTCTGGGGAACAATCCTCCACCCGACTTCAGGCGAGATCATGCACGAGAACATCCAAGCCATCATAGTCAACGACACGCACCTCATCATGCGTCCGCGAGCAAATCCACTCTGGCATCAGCGCTCACCCTACACAGTAAGCCCACTCATGGAAGTTGCAAATTCCGTCTGGCATAAAGCACCCATGGATGCTCCGACGAAGCACAACCGAGCACTCATCGAGATGTACAATCTCGTCGTCGATGCAGCAATGAGACAAGTCCATGCGGTCAGCCAGCTGCGAAAGGACGTCCTCGACAATCCAGCGCAGATTCAAAACGGAATCAAACCAGGTGAGACTCTCCTCGTAAACTCCATGCTCCCGCCAGGGGCAAAGGCACTCGAACCCCTCACTGCAGTTCAAATCCCAGGTGAAGCCTTCAACGTCTTCAACATCATGTCACAGGAATTCAACTCCTCAGCTCTCACGAATGACCTCCGTCAAGGAGTCATGCCTTTTCGCGCGGTCAAAGCGACAGAAGTCGTCGAAGCTAGTCAGACCATCACCTCAGTATTCCAAGGTATGGCTAAAAATTACGAAGCTAGACAGTCCCAGCGAGAACTAGAACTAGCCTGGATGACGACAGCGCAGAACTGGGATCAGATCGATAAGGAAGTCTTCATCACTCTCTTCGGTCCACAGCGCGGAGAGGAACTCGCTCAACTAAGTCCAGAGGAAGTCTTCGCAGCAACCGTCAACGGTATTCGCTTCAAAGTCTTCGGAATTACGCAGACTCTCGCTAAAGCGCAAGACTTCAGGAAACTCACGACACTCCTTCAGACCATCGCAAGTTCACCCATCCTAATGGAGGAATACCTTAAAAAGTATGACCTCGGGAAAACACTCGGCGAAATCATGTCCGCGCTCAACATCGACAAGCACAAACTCGAAATCCCAGTCGCAGTTCAGCGCACTATGCAACCGAGTGAGGATCCAAGCGCAATGGAACAGGGAGCACCAGTCGAAGGACAGCCAGACATGATGAGCCAGACTCCAGACGCAGGCGGACTCTCCGCAATGGTCGGACCTGAGATTCCCTCAACTCAATTTCCAGGCTCTCCAGCACTCATCGGGGGTAACCAATGAACGACGAACTACAAGCAGAATACGCAGAAGCCAAGACTTTCGCCTGGGCTGCTCCAGTCATCCTCCCTCTCATTGAGAAGAGAAAGAGAGTCGCCTTCGAACTCCTCGTCTCTGAATTCAAACAGGGCAAGACTGACCCAACGGCTAGAATCGCGGAACTAACTGTCCTCTCAGATCTCGAGAGGGAAATTCACCAGAAACAAAACTACTACGAAGCACTGGAGGCACAACATGCTAGAAAATAACCCTAACTCAGATATGCTAAAGGAACTACGGCAAGCCAAGGAAGAGGCTAAGCTAACTGCCGCAACTGGCGAGGGAGGGAACCCAAATGGCCAGGCAGACGAACTCCCCCAAGGGTCATCCCCGCTCCAGGCGAGTGAGGAGACTGCAGTCAACGGGGAAGAGACTCCCCAAGAAGCACCCGCAGAGGCTGAAAGAGAGTCAGCTCCAGACGCAGGGGGAGAATCAGAAGAAGGGCCGATTCGAATCGGAGATCAAACCTTCAAAACCTCCAAAGAAGCCATCGCCTACGCAGAAAGACTCGAGCGAGAAAAACTCCTCACAGAAGCTCACGCCGCAGGAGTTCGTGAAGCTCTTGAAGCAACACGTCAGCCCGTTCAACCAGAACCGGAACCTGAAGACAATTTTGAAGAACGCTTTTACGCGAACCCCAAAGAAACGCTAAAGGAAATCCAAGCGCGCGCACGCGATGAGGCAATCCAAGCAATCCGCGCTGAGAATCAGCGGGAGAAAATGTGGGGCGAATTCCTCGAACAGTATCCGGACATTCGCAGGAAAGATGCGGAAAGAGTCCTTCAGGAGAACTGGGACAGCATCGGAAAAATGACCAACGTACCTGAGGCAATGAAAGTCCTCGCACGTAAAGTTCGCTCCGAATATGAGGAAATCATCGAGAGAACTAAGCCCCGAACCGTCCTCGCAGACAAAAAACAGGTCGTAAGTGCAGGTGGAGGCGCTCCAAAGAGTGTAACACCCCAGAAAAAAGACGACCGACCACTTGATTTCGCGAGTCAAATACGTGCAGCATTTAAGCGTTAGGTAAATAAGTAGAGTACTCTCTGGCGGTCAGCGAGTCTCTAAATTAATCCCATCAAGGAAGGTTACAGCATGGCACAGCATTCATGGGTAAGTGACGGTCCAAGTGGCGTATATAAAAACCACGACCTTAGCTCGCGCATCCGTATGGCTTCGATCAAAGAAGCTAAATTTATGCAATTCGTTAAACCAGAGGAAGGTTACGGTAAGAAGAAAGGTGAGTCGGTCACGATCACTCGCGTTTCTAACGTAACAGTTCCCTCTAACGATTCGCTCTCTGAGCTTGCTCGCATTCCTGAGGACACGCTGAGCCTCAGCACTCAAGCCATCACTGTAGCTGAACGCGGTCGCGCGATTCCCTACACTAAACTCGCTATCGATCTCGCTCACTTCGACCTCGGTAACGCAATCCAGAAGAAACTGAAAGATCAGTTGAAACTGCGTCTCGACATCGCAGCTTCTGCAGCTTTCAAAGCCGGTAAGATTCTCGCAATCCCCACTGGCATCAGTGAAACTACTTTCGAGACAGACGGTGCAGCTTCTAACACTGCAGCTTCTAACTTGAACATGTACCACGTAGAAAGCGTTCGCGATTACATGTACAGCACACTGAACATCGCTCCCTACATGGACGATGACTACGTCTGTATCATGATCACTCAAGCTAAACGCGGCCTCATGCGCGATCCATCTTGGGTTGACTGGAAGAAGTACACAGATCCCGCCGCTAAGTTCAACGGTGAAGTCGGTCGCATCGAAAACATCCGTTTCGTAGAGACTAACCACACCTCATCTCTCGCAGATGGTCTCGGAACTGGCGACATCATGGGTGAAGCAGTATTCTTCGGTGAAGATCCCGTGACCATGGCAGTAGCTGAAGATCCCCACCTAATTGCTGAAGAGAACGTCGGAAATGACTTCGGTCGTTCGAAATCAGTAGCTTGGTACGGTATCTACGGTTTCGGTCAAATCTGGTCTGACAGTGCAAACGCTGGCGAAGCTCGCGTTGTGTACATGACTTCACAAACTTAATTAACGAACTTTAAGGAGTTAATAAATGGCTTATCCTTACGCTTACAACCGACTGGCCTTCTTTGAGCCAATCATGGACGTAGCTGGCACTTCGACTAAACCTCTCGCAGCTGTCGACATCGGTGCAGCAAACGCAACTCACGGGGAATTCGTCTGCGTAGTTCCCTGTGTATTGCGCGAAGCTAAATTCACCGTAACTCTCGAGAACGTAGTCGGCACTACAACTGCTCCCTATGTAATCCTCACCAAGTACACAACTCCAGGTGCAGGCGGATCTGCAACCGTAGTCGGCACAGTAACTGTTCCGAACGGCGCTACTATCGGAAAGAGCTACTTCAAAAAAGATTTGAACGTAGCCTTCCAAGTCGGCGATGTAGTTCAAGTACGTCACGTCATCGGCACTGGTGGTTCAGTAGCTGGTCAAGGAACCGTAGACTGGTTCTGCGAACACAGCCCTGAAATCCGCGAGAACATGACTGACATGGTCGCTTCGAGCACCTAATTAAGGGGGATTAAATGGCAGATATTGCTGCGGGGGATGTAACTTACACCCCCCTAAATATGCGCAAGATGGGAAATTCGAAGAGCCAGAACCGAGTTAAAATTCAATTCGGTGACGGTGCTTTGACTGTCCCTGCTAACGGAATCCCTTTAAGCAAAGGGAAGATGGGTTGCCCCGTAACAGTCGAGTCCCTCTGGGTCGTCGATCAGGGTCTCTCCGGTTATGTTTTCCAGTACGATCAAAGTGCTGAGAAGCTAATCGTAATGTACAGCAACTCAGATGCTGCAGACGGACCTCTAATCGAAGCAGCAACCGTAGCTATCGCAGCGCAGACACTCGAAGTCGAAGTTATCGGTTGGTAACACCGATTATCAGTTGACTAGGTTTCCCCCTGTCGAAAGACTAGGGGAAACATCTTTTCCAGGAGTGCATCATGGATTCTCAAGATCAGAAACCCAAAGGGTTTGATACTACAGTCACGCATCGCGATCCCAAGACCGGACGAATTACTCACACTACACCCTACATCTTACGAGTCTGCGGAGAACCTGGCTCCTCAGAGAAAGCTCGTTACTGGGAACGTCCAGCCGGCTCCGGCAACCTCTTCGACAAGCACAATAACCCAATCGGTCGCTGGGTTTACGAAGAGAAGAACGTAAAAGGGAAAATGGTCAAAATCGGCAAATACGACCCGAACGCTAAACACGTCGAATGGGTTCCGCCGCAGACAGAAGATCAAAAAATCGCATCAGAGAACGCAGCACTAAAAGCTGAACTTGCAGCACTCAAAGCGGAGAAGGAAAAACAAGCTCCGGCTAAAGTTGCAGCTAAAAAGGAGTAATCCATGCCAGTTAAAATGAAAACTCTCGCTCAAGTGACGCTCACGACAGCGGGAACCTCGCAACGTCTAGTCGCAGCACCTAATCTCGTCCTGACTACTACTATCTCCGCCTCTCCCTCTAACTCAGGTTACATTTACGTCGGAGATTCAAACGTCAGCTCCACTCGCTACGCAGCTCGTCTCGCAGCAGGTGAATTCGTCGTAATCGACGGACCGTCCGCAGAAGGCGGCTCAGACAGCTTCGACCTCTACGACATCTACATCGACGGAAGCGCATCGAGTGACAAGGTCATGGTCGCTTACCAAGAAAGAGATTAATCATGGCAATTAAACCTGGAAGTAACGTCAATCTCACTGACTACACGACGGTTAGACCAAAGTCAGAATATATCATCTTCAGTGACTTCGTCGGACAGGACATCTCGCCCTTCGTCGCGACTAACACAGGAACTGGAACTGCAGCGAAATCATCCGCTCTTTACGATAAAGATCACCCAGGTGCAGTGCAACTTTCGATCAGCGCAACAAACGATGCGGCTGCAATGCTCTCACCGGAATTCGCACCTGGAACTGCATTTGATTTCCGCACCGTAGTTAACATCGTCGACCTAGCAACCGTCGCGCAGGATTACACTCTCTTCTTCGGTACAATGAATACGGCTAACGCCAGTGATCCGACGAATGGGGTTTACTTCAAATACAAGCGCAGCGTTAACACTGACTGGCTTGCCTGTACGATGGCATCGACAACTGAGACAGCAACGGACACTAACGTCGCAGTCGTCGAAGATGCTTATGTAGAACTGCGAATCGTAATCAACTCAGCAAGGACTTCCGTTCAGTACTTCATCAACGGAACCCTAGTCGCGACAAATACGAATAACATTCCTGGAGCTGCTGATTTCGCATTTGTCGGAGCAAAGGCAGTAAAAAATAACGGCGCGACTAACCGACTATTCTACATCGATTACCTATTCTTCAAAGCTTCAGCCAGCCGATAACCCAAGGGAGGGATTTAGATGGGTCAGTTTCGAACTACAGCAGACATCATCGATAATGCCCTCCGTAATTCCGGAGAGGTTACGAACGGCAACTCACCCTACGAGACGCAAGCACTCGACTTCATCAATCGAGTTCACTTCACCCTCGTAGCCGGTGGAACAATCGCACTCGGTAAAGACACGACAGTTCAAATTGACGAAGCCTGGCCTTGGGCGAAATCTCGCGGTCCCTTAATCATTGAACTGCAGCCGAAATACGATTCAGGGACTGTCACTCTGACGCAGGGGAGTGAGATCGGCTCTTTCTCCTCTGCGCCTTCTTCCTCTCTTCAGGGTTACCATCTAAAGATCGAGGGAAGGTCAGACTGGATGAAGATCGCACAGCACACTGCTGGTGCATCTGCATTTGAACTCGACGCAGCTTACACGGATGAGTCAGGATCAGGACTCAACTTCATCGCTGCGAAATTAGATTATCAGCTAGTCTCAAACTACATCATTATCAATGACTCAAACAATAAGATCCAATTTCAAAAAGCCGCAGGAACGACGCTAACTGCCTCACTGACGAATGGTTCCTACACACCCTCTGACCTCGCAACACACGTAGCGACACAGATTACGACGGCAGCGTCAGGACCGACCATCGCTGGAAGTTACTCGAGCATCACACGGAAGTTCTCCTTCACCTCGGATCTCGCCGGACCGACAATCTTTCGTATCGTAGGAGATGGAGATCAGTCAGCTCAGTCAGCGCACCGAGTACTCGGTTTCGATGACGAGACGACCAGTTCCGCTGCGACACAGACTTCAGTCTACATCCGAGGTGGAATCTCCCGCCTGATCGAACCCTTCCGCGTACATAAGGGAAGCGGTGAGGCGATCTTCTCCCTCGACGTTGAGCGTTTTCACAGGGATTACCCTCTAAAGACCACGGAAGAGGGAACTCCTGACCGTTTCTGCGTTTACTGTGAGAATCAGGATGGAATCTACACGGTCCGCTTCAATAAATACCCGACTGAGAAGACTCGCGTTGAAATTGATAACATCGCAATTCCGAGGGACCTGAAGGATAACTCAAGCTCCATCCCCCTCGTGCCGAGGAAATGGATCGATGTCCTCGAAGACGCTGCGACCTTCTACATCATGCTGCTGAAGAATGACGATAGAGCGCAAGTCTACGCGAATCTCTGCCAGGGGAAACTCCAAGCAATGATCAGTCAGCACCGAGGATCTCTATCCAGATCGGGCGAGTACTTCGGTCAAATCATCCCCCGAATCGAGCAGACAAACGTCAGCCGAAGAAGACTTTTCCCGCAGGATCCTTACTAATATGGCTTACTCAGGAAGTATCGCAACAATCCCTCTCGGTCAGCTTGGGTTGATGACTGATTTTCCCCCAGGTGAAGTCCCAAGAGGCGCTCTCATTCTAGCAAAGAATGTCTCCTTTGAGACGGGGATGCTGACTAAAGCACCAGGCTCTCTCCGCTACAACACGCAAGTCCTTCCCGCTGGAATTGTAGCGCTCTTTGACTGGTGGCCAAATCCCTCAACTCAGAGACTCATCGCGGCCTGTGCGAACGGCTCCATCTACAGAGACATCGGAGATAGAACCTTCTCCTCAGCCGTTGCGATTAAAACAGGACTTGAAACGCCAGACCCACGCTCCATGTTCGTCGAAGGTGGTAATGAGTCTGCAGGGAGAGAGAAGAAACTCTTCTTCTTCAGTCGCGGAAATCAACTGCAAGTCCTCACCGGAGATGAAGCAACCTTCGAAACGATCAGAGATCCAGCTGCAGACTGGACGACGCCTAATTTCCCAACCTTCGGCTTCATCCACAGAAACAGACTCTGGGCATTCTCCAAACAAAATGCCTACGCTTCAGACTCAGGCGATCATGAGGACTTCAATACGAACTACCTCACGCAGCCAATCTTCCCAGGTGAAGGGGGAGATCTCATCGGCGGATTCGTCTTTAAAGGTCGCGCCTTCGTCTTCAAAGAGGGTGGGTTCGTTTATTACCTAGAGGACGAGGATCCGGACTCAGATAACTGGATCTGGCGGAAACTCGCCTCAAACTTCGGTCTCTCCTCGCCTAATGGAATTGTCGAAATCCTAAACGACATGATCGCGGTGAATGAGTCAGGAAGTCCCATCAGCTACGCCGCAGTTAACGCACTGGGTGACATCGAGTCAGCTGACCTCTTTCGTAACCTTCAAATCGAGGATTACGTCAGAAACAACACCTCACTCTCAGGGATTGAGCACCTTCACGCTCTTTACTACGCGGCAAAGAAGCAAGCCTTCTTCACCTGGCGGAAGAGCTATAACTCACAAAACGACACTCTCCTTCATATTGATTTCAACAAACAGCAGCCACGAGTGAGCTTCTGGCCAAAGGATCAGGCGAACTGTCTCGCACTCAGGAAGAGTTCAGATAAAGTCCTAAGGCCAATATACGGATCAAACGACGGTTACGTCTACCTCATGGACCGAGAGGACAGACTCGTCGGAGGCTCAGGTTACACAGGTGAATTCAAAATCGGTCACACTGACCTCAGATTCCTCGACGAACGTATTGCGCATAAGAATAAGCTCTTCGATTACTTAGCGGTTGAGTTCCTTCCCACAGGTAGCTGGAACCTCTCAGTTGATGTCTACATCGACGGATCATTCTCCGAGACGATTGATTTCCTAATGGACGTCAGGGACGACGGTCTAGGTTCCTTCACTCTCGACTCCGATGCACTGGGGAGGGAAGAGACTCAGACAATCCAAAAGCCGCTCCACGGATCGGGGCGGCGCATTTCTTTCCACTGCAGACAATCTGGAACTAATCAAAACTTCGCGGTAGCATCACTGACAGTAGGATTCCGCGTTAGCGCCGAACAGGCAACTAGAGTTTAGGGGGATTGAACTATGGGTAAGCTGGACTACGACAAGAAAAAAGGCGTCAATATGGAAAAGGAACAGGCTGACATCGATAATGATGTGTACGGTTCTTACGAAAAAGATCGTAAACTTCAAGCTAGTTTGGCGAAAACATACGAAAAGGAAAGAGCTGCCTCTGTTAAACGCAGTGGTATGCAAACTTTAGATGCCCTTGCTTGGCATAAGAACTCCAAGTCAGCTCAAGAAAAGTCAGAGGACATCGGCGAACGCCAGCGTAAAATGAACAGTCTTCGTAGACAACGTAGCAAGTAACAATAGGAGTCAAGACTTATGGCTGGATCATTACAACCGCGCGTAAAGACCTGGGTTGCGACTGAAGATGTCACATACTCGGATCTCAATGCGGAGTTTGATAACGCACTTCTCGCAATGCAACCCCTCCTCATTGACGATTACTCGACTGACACGACTCAAATGCAGGTCGTAACTGACCCAGGTGAGGTCGGAACTGAGAGTAAAGCTACGACTCTCGCGGGCGAGATTGCACGTCTTCGCTTCCTGATTAAAGAGATCACGGGAGAGGATTACTGGTATGAGAGTCCAATCTCCTCTCTCATCGGACTAAGTAACGCAATCGGAACTGGGCTCACTGATAACCGACTAGTCTCTGGTCGAGTCCTCACTACTTCAGCTCAGCCTGCCTTCCTCGTGCCTGCAGGAAATGCAAGGACAGTCCGGATCGACGGAACTCCGACGAACTTCATTTACTATGTAAACGGCAGTGAGTACTCACTGACGACTGACGTCACCCTTACTAACCTGACTGCGGCTCCTTCGACTAATAACACCTGCCTCATCAATGATGCAGTCGCAGCGGATCAATACTGGACGAAATACGCAGGCGAGGATGGAACTGAAATCCCAGTCGATAACATGGGTTCTGAGATCTCAGCCCTCATCGGAAAATACGCTGGGTTTAAGATTAACAACGGAACGACCGATGAGTACTTCATCGCTTATGTTCGAAGCTCAACCTCACTGACTAAGGCGCGAAGAGGTTACTTCTTCGACTCCTCAGATAACCCAATTCCCCGCATCGTTTACACAGACAATGACGTAATCACGCTCATGAAGCTGACTTGGATTTTCGCCAAGACAGACGGCACTCTCACTGCGACTTACAACAATCCAGTCTGGAGTGATGATGAACCCTCTTCTCCTGCGATAGGGGATTACTGGTTCGACTATTCGGCTAATAAATGGAAGGTCTACGGAGTAGGTTCCTACTCGGACGCTGATGCAATTCTCGTCGGTATGTGTCTTCAAGATGCAACGAACTGTGTTGCTGCTCGGAGTTTCGAGTTCTTCAAGCCCTACGATAATCTCAATACACTTGAACTCTTCCCTGAGTCGAACGCTAGCGTCAGAACAAGACTCCCTGGAATGATCTCCGTCTGGGGATCGACGATTAAAAATGAATACAATCTCCACGCCTGGGACATGACAATTGATCGTGAATCAGGGGTAAGTGAGAATGCATCGACTTATTACTATTTCTACATCACTGAAACTGGCGATAAGGTCATCAGTGATAAGAAGCCACACGATCGCAGAGGTGATCTACAGGGGTACTATCATCCGCACCAAAGCTGGCGCTGCGTAGGATATGCATTCAATAATGCTTCATCTAATCTCACTGCGGTAAATTCTTACTACTATGCGCAAACTACGACGCCGATTCTTCACCCGCAAACAGCGGCAGCAAATATTGAAGTTATTAATCGTGTTATCCCACTTGATTCAACTAGTGGCGCGTTCACTCAATACTTACCTTCTGCGGCTTTCTGGCGCGGTCAAGTAATCACATTAATTAAAACGTCAAGTGACCTTAACCCTATTACGATTGATGCTTTCGGTGCGGAGACCATCAACGGTGCTGCAACTATCAGTCTTAATACACAATTTGAAAGCGTTGACTTACTTAGCGATGGAAGTAACGTGTGGCTTAAAAATCGTCACATTCCTCCCTTTGGGGCTACTTACACGCCAACAATAAATGGATTCGGTACCGTATCTGCGGTCTCCTTCCGCTATGATCGTCGCATTAATAAATGCGCAGTCGAAGGTATTTGGACAAACGGAACTGTTGCTGCTTCGCAAGCTCGTATTAGCCTTCCAACCGGATTGACACTTGATACTACAAGGATGATTGCCGCTCATTCAGCTATGTATGGGATTTGTTTTTCCGGTGCCGATACAACAGCTACTCAAATGCCTGGAGCCGAAGGACCTTTTGTAATTATTTATTTAAGTGGAGTCACTAATGCGGTTGGAATTTCTGATCTCACCGATACAGATGATCCGTCAGGAATTTTTGCTGATGTTAACGGCAGTGAAATTTCAAGCAATAACCAAGTTTCCTGCGCTAGTTTTGAGGTCCCAATCTCGGGATGGGCAGTGTGAGTCTTTGGGCTGATTACGTCAAAGAATGCGCAATCCTTCAAATCATCGAGGAGGATTGGGGATTCATCACCTTTCACACCGAACCGAATGGAATTCTCTGGATTAACGACATGTACGTCGCTCCAGAGCAAAGAGGTGTCGGAAAGGGTTACTCCCTTCTCAGGAGGGTTGAAGATTGGGGACGCTCCCAGGGACTGACTCAGCTTGGAACCTCAGTCCATGTTCAAAGCAGCCAGGCTAAGAAAACCCTCACCCTAGCCTTCAATAAGGGATTCGAACTCGTATCAGCGGATAAGAATCTAATCATCCTGGGTAAGAACCTATGACCGAAGGGACGGCTCTCGAAAAGGTATTCAAAGGAGAGCTAGTCCTCTCAACACCTGAACTAAGGGAACTCATCGATCAATTCGAGGAGTGCTGCAAAGAGGGCGAATTAATTGAAATCCCAACGGAGCATTACTTCTCAAAAGACGTCTACGCACGCGAAATGAGTGCTCCTAAGGGGGCAATTATCGTCGGTAAGATCCATAAGTTTCAAAACCTAAATATCTTAAGTGCAGGTGAGGTCAGCATTCTCTCAATCGATGGTGTAACACGCGCCAAAGCACCCTACACTTTCGTCGCAAGTCCAGGATCTAAGCGCGTATTTTACATCCACGAGAATGCGACTTGGACTACAATTCACGGTACGGCAGAGAAAAATATTGATAAAATCGAAGAGATATTCATTGCAAAGTCCTATGCTGAATTGGACGAAACGCAAGTAAGGAGTGAGTATGGCTTGGGTAGCAGTTGCAGCCGCTGGAGCATCTTTAGCTGGTGGGGCGCTCTCTGCGCAAGGTGGAAAAAGTGCCTCAAAGGCAGCTGGTCGCGCAGCTAATGAAGCTCGTTATGAAGCACGTCGCGCTTACCGTGAAACGGCAAGTATCGTCAATCCGGCGACCGCTGAAGGTCTAGCCGCACTTGATCGTGACATCAAGCTGCAGGAGAAGAACCTCGGACGTCAGGAACAATTCATCGCCCAGATTGATCCGACAATCCTCGAAGCCAGTCAGCAGGCGTTGAAACTACTAAAGGGGGAGCAGGCATCAGTCACTCAGCCCCTTCAGGATCAGCGGGCAAGACAACGTCAGCAGCTTGTCAATCGACTCAGAGAACAGCTGGGACCTGGTGCAGAGACCTCAAGTGCTGGAATGAAAGCACTCCTTAACTTCGATCAGCAGTCGTCCGATCTCTTCTCTGGCGCGCAACAACAATACCTCGGTCAACTCGGCGGCCTTGCAACTCAATTCAACTCCGTCAGACCGGAAATGTTCCGTGAGATCATGGGTCTTTCTAGTCTCGGTCAGGCAAAGACTGATCTTAACTTCAAACGAGCTGCAGCCCTTTCAAATGCCAGACTCGGACTTCAGCAAACTGCAGGAGCTAGTCAAACTGCTGCATTAATGAATGCGCAAAATCAGCAAGCATTTGGTAATCAGTTACTGGGTGCTGGAATTGAACTTGGGACTTCTGCGTTGCTGAGGAAGAATAAATTAAATAATCCGCCTGGAACAAGCCCAGTTGATGAGTAGAGGATAAGCAATGAAAAAAGTCAGTCTCGGTGAACTCATGGGAAAACGTGGAGCTTCTGCGGCGGGCAGGAAACTGTCCCTCGATGACCTCTCCGATCTCTTAGGAGAGAGAATGCCGAAGCTGGAATTCTCACCTGTCGGCAGGCTGAGACTGACCTCAGCGCTCAGAGTGAGATTCGGAGATAACTACAGACATCTCCCTGGAATTGAAGACATCCTTAAAGAATTCGACGAGGAAGCTCGCTTCAATGTGAAGCTTCAGGAAATGAAAATGATTAAAGGGAAGAAGGAGTAATCTCATGGCAAGTATTGCGGAAATGCTCATTCAAAGTGGACTGCAGACTTCAAAGGAAGCGCCGGATATTTCTGGCTCAATCATGAAGGGTGCGCAGCTTGCTCAGACAGTTGAAGAGATGCAAATGAAGCGTCAAAACTTGGAGCAGGCAAAGGTTGAGAGTCAGAATAAAAAATGGAGCCTAGTCGGCAATATGTACGATCAGTGGGAAAAAATGCCTGACGGTGAAGCGAAAAAGAACATCGGGACGAAAGTCATCCCTGCAATGTTAAATACATTCGGCTTGAGTCAGGACATGAATCCCGCTGTCGCTGAAATGATGAGTAAGGACCCGACAATTGGCGCGTTCTTCACTGCAAAGGTACGCTCCGGTGATATTGATTTCGGTGAATTGACGGATGCAATGAGACAGCCTGACACTTTTCTCGCTTACCTGACGGCTAAAGGCTACGGTCAATACGCTGATGAGAAGTTACTCGGCCTCACACGATCTACCCTTCAGAGTTCATTACCTGAACTTAAGAAAGCATCGGAAGAAAAAGTTTCCTCGAATGAACAGGATAGACGAGCGAAAATGCAAGCTGACGCTTCTCTCGGTAAGCAAATCCAAGGACAGGAAGCGGCTCCATTTGTTCGCGCAGGTGAGGAAGCAGCTAAAGAGTTCTCGAACTATAAACTCATCGGCGGGTCAGCAGGGTACGATAAAACAGAAGCAGCATTGAAAGAAGCTATCGCTGCTCTTAGGTCGGGGAAAGTTCAAACAGGTAAAGGTGCTCAAGCCATACCTGTAATAGGTGGATCACGAACTGTCATCAAAGCTACGAATAAACCTCTTCAAGCTTTGCGCAATAAAGTCTTATCTACTCAGAACATGAAAGCGCTACTCGGCGATCCCAACCCAGCTATGTGGCAAGTACAGGATGCACAGGAACGCATCATTGACGGTGAAGCGACTAATGAAGTTAACATTGCCAATCTGGAAGCTGAATTAAAACGCGTGCAAACTGAACGCGCAGATAAAGAGGCCAGACTGAGAGAAGCTGGTTTCTTAAAGAGTGGCGCGCAAAGCGGACCGAAAGACGGTGATACGAAAGAATGGCAGGGGAAGAAGTATAAGGTCATCAAAGGTCGCTGGGTTGAGGTGAAATAATGGCATCATTTAAAGTCGGTGAAGCTCCCTGGGAAGTCGAAGAGCGCTCAGCCTACAGTGCGAAACCTACTGATCTAAACGGACCAGTACCGAAAGAACAACCGATTGAGACTCCTCCACCTACGGAAGGGCTACCGGAATTTCCCGTAGGCCAAGCTCCCTGGGAGCAACCTCAAGACGCTGCACCGACTGAAGATCAATTCGCACCCGAACCTGGCTTCATTCAGGCGAACATTGAGCAATTCAACCCGAAGAATCTCATCGACCGAGTAACTGCAGGTCTCGCCGCAAATGACACGGAGAAGGTGAACTTCCTGACGCAGAAGTACGGGAAGGGGAATGTTGCGCAGAAAGATGGGAAGATTTACTTTCGCAGATCACCGGAGGAGAAACTCCGTCCGCTCGATCCCGCGACACTGGAACTCGTCTCAGACATCCTTCCTGACTTCGCTCGTGAGATTGTCACAGAAGGTGCAATGCTCCCCGCTGAGGCTCTCGGTGCCGCAGGCGGTGCTCTAGCGACTGGTCCCGCTGCTCCAGCTGGTGCCGTTGCCGGTGGAATGATGGGTCGTGTTGCTGCGGTCCCCTTCGCTAATAAAGTCGCAGACACTGCAGCGCAGATGGCTGGTGTTCCTGGAGATCCGACGCGGGATAAATACCAGGAGAATATGATCGGACAGGGTGTTGAGGCAGTCGCTCCCGTCGTCGGTCGTGGTTTAGTCAAAGGTGCTGCACGAATCCTCCCAGGGACTGCAGCTTATAAAGCCGCGAGAGAAGCAGGTGACCGTGAGGTTGTTGCCCTCGCTAAACAGTCACGGAAGGTCCTCGAAGCTGCTGATGATTTGAAGAAAGAGGGATTTAACGTCAATCTCACTCTCGACCAGGTTCAACCGGACTCCCCGCAAGTTAAAGCAATGGCGGAGAAGGTAAAAAACAATCCTGAGCTGATTAACAAAAAGATTGAATTCGCAGAGGATTACGGAAACGCACTCCGCAATGTACTTGATGACATTTCAAAAAGAGCAAATCCCAAGGGTGCGCAACCGCAGGAAAAACTCGGAAGCTACATAGTCGATGCAGTTGATAACATCGACCGTGCTGAGGGGATGAGAATCGGTGAGTACAGACGGAAAGCCCTCAGTGCACTGCAGAATAGGAAAGTCCCACTGCCGAAGCAGGTTTCAAATGAAGTTATAGACATGATGAATGAGCTTGGGTTTGAGCGAAAGACTAAAATTTTGGAATCAGTTACTCGCCCAGGAACCCCTGAGTCACTCATGCAGATGGGTGTGATTCAAAGACCGAATAAGGTTAAACGACAAATCTACGTTCCTCCGACTGACATCGAGAGGATAATCGGCAGACTAGGTCTCACTGACGCCGGTCAAGCTCGCGCTGTGATTAACACTCTCAATGAATACGGTCAGCTTGTCGCACGGGGTGATCAGGCTAGACTCACTGACGTTGAGAGATTGATTAAGAGAATGGGACCGCTGAATCAGAAACTCCAAGGGACTGCAATTGCAGGACGCTGGGGTGCGATGACTGGAGCACTTCGCGAACATCGTCGTGAGATAATTAAGAGCGGACTGAATAGTGACGTAGATAAGAAGATCTTTGACTCAGCGATGGATGAATTCTCCCTTGTCAGGCAGAACCTTGATCAGCTGAAGGGAGTCTTACGAGATGACGTTACGTCTAAAACTTTGGTGAATTCTTACTTCAAGGGGAAAGAGAATCTCGCGAATATTCGAGCGCTAAAGGCAATCACAGGGAATGACTCTCCTCAGTGGGGAGCGCTCAAAGAGGAGTTCCTCAATCAACTCGCGCTGAAGCACTCAAGCGACGGGAAGACTGGATTTAATTCGAAAGCCTTCTTGAATGATCTTGAAAAGAACTACGGTGATGAGTTCATGCGTGAAGTCATTAACGACGGGAAGGCAGGACCGAATCTCGATACGATTAAAAAGATCCTCACCGTGGGACAGAGGATGGAATCAGTCGGGAAGAACATCAGCGCAGATAATATGACTGAGCAGCAAAAAAGAGGACTCACTGACGTCTTCATCGGTCTCGTAGCTGGGATTAAATTCAAAGCCATCAACGGTGTTCAAAACATGCTCAATATGAGTGGGTCTGAGAAGAACACAGTAATGGAAATCCTAAACCGAGATGGATTTGAGAAGTACCTTCAGGGTTATAAGGGTAAGGATAAGGGCCGAGTCGCGCAGCAGATCGAATCCATGGTCAATGCCTACAATGCGGGAAGGGCTGCGAACTCAAGAATCACTCAGACTCTCGATGCAGGTGCTGACATCCTAGGACGCGGCACTCGAGCGACCATCAGGCAGGACATGCAGCGAACAGGTGAACAGTGATTAGGTTCCTCAATGACGCAGTAAGGGGGGAGTTCCATCTTCTCCCCCTCGATAGGCAGAAAGAGATCACGGACTCGGCTGAGCATTTCGGCAAGAAGGGAATGATCATCACTGTCCTTCATGTCTATAGAGTGACAGAGAAAATCTCAGAGATTGCAATCCGGATCGACCCTCAGTTTAATCATCCCTGAGTTTACATCATACTCAACCCACTCCGTTTGAAGGAGTGAGTCAATGGTCTTATTAATCTGATCAACCGGACTTCCCGTCGAGAGCGCGAAGGATCTGAGTGATTTAATATTCATTTGTCCGCCGCCTCTCTTAATCGCCTGTGTGAGGGCTTGAGTCATCCCTAGCTGACTGTTCTTATCAGCCATCGCACCTTGCGCTAGGATGAAAGCATTATCTGCCATGACTTTATCGACTAGCTTCACTGCACGCTCCCAGTGTTTCAGCTCAAGCTTCTTCTCATTCCCCTCACTGACTGAGAGGAGCATCGCTGTCTTCATGACATGATTCGAGCGTCTTGCGGACATTGACTCAAGACGAGGTGAATTGAGTGCTGCGAGAAGACGGTCAGACTCTGGCTGAAATGCCTCCCAGGCTTCGATGAATTCAGGTGTCGGGATGAAGGATCCCTGAAGTAGGTGGATTTGAGTGAGATCCTCGTAGAGTTTCTGTTTAAGTTTATCACCGGCTCTATCCTCACTCGCGCCCCACTTCGGTGTCCTGATCAGCCTCTCCTTATTTACGACATAAATGACGCGTGAGGCAAAACCTCCCATGACAGAGGATTCATTTACGAGATTCTTCAGGTAGTCGAAAGTCGCACCTGCAACCATATTGAAGCAGACGTTGTGGAATTCAATATTACCTCGAGAGAGGGTCTGCTTTCGAAACACTGGCGGACAGTCATAAAACCCAGTCACAGTCGCTACGAAATCCCCGTGCGTGTTCTGCAGCGCTGAGGATGAGGCTTCACTCGCGTAGAAGTAACCGGATGAGTGGAAGATTGATTTCGTATCGCTAATCTGAAGTGCCTGTTTATTCTTCATCGCATCAATGAAGGCAGGCTCCGTGATCTGCTCAGGAATGAGGAGGAGATTCTTATTCGTCTCCTGCTTAATCATCTCAAGGAGATCGACTCCTCTGTTTAGTGCGGTCGACTTACCCACTCCAGCGTAGGTGACGAGGAAGACGTAGATGTTCGGATAATAAGAGATCTTCCCATTTCTCACCCAGACCTTACGCTCGAGAGCGCCGGCAAGAATGGACATTCCCGTCCAAAAGTGGAAATCATCCGGACAGTAGGAGTCACAGGCGTACTCCATGTAAGCTGAGAGGAAGTCTGGGAAGTGCCTTTTCACTGCCTTTATTCCTTCACTTCACTCTTCTTAATCTCATCTAAATGTTTCTTAAGTTTCTGATGCGCGCGTCGCGTAATCTCCTGCTTATGCTCGCTTAAGAATTCGACCATCTCGCGGCTGACTGCTTTTCTTAAGTCCTCTTCAGTAATCTCAAGTTCCTGCTTCTTTTCGCTCATAGGTGAATGTCTCCTTAGTTGCTAAACATTTTGCTACTTCAACTTCGACCGGAATCTGCAACTTCCCCCCTGGGAGATTGAGTTCTGGATGCCATCTCTTGTAATCAACGCACTCGATTGCGACCCTCTCAAGCCAGTCATCTCTGACTAGTAAGTAAAGGGCGTCATGCACCTGAGAGATCAGGTGAAATTCTAGGTTACCTTTCCGCCGCTCTTCGACAAGGTGAAACATCATCTGGTTGATCACCCAAGGGACAGTATGCTGCGGTGCCCAAGCTATTGCCTCTCTGAGCATGTCATCACCTGGACGTCCGTAGAAATAACGCTCCCAGCCTGTCGGTGCTCTAAGCCTTCTTTTCTGATACAATTCGCTCCTGATCTGACCGTGCCAGTGTCTAATCTCCGGAAACTCACCGAAGTAAGATTCGAGGATAATCTTCCCCTCTTTCTTCGTCAGGATCATGTCCATGTCTTTGAATACATTCTCGACGAAGGTTCCCTCCTTCATGAGATAGTTCGCTCCGTGACCCGTCTTCTTCCCGAGATTTCGCCACTGTTTCGTGTAATCTGACTCAAGCTTCCCGAGTGCCCTGAGAATTGCGAGAGCGACATGTTTATGAATGTCAGCACCTGAGTGGAGCATCTCCATGAGTTTCGGACAGACTGACGCATAGGCTACGAAGTAAGTCTCAGCCGCTTTAAGGTCAGCTTCGATGAAGGTCCAGCCTTCAGGCGCTACGAACATCTGCTTGATGCTGACTTCTCCACCTTCACGGGGAATCGTCTGAATGTTAAAGCCACGATCCCAAGGATCCTTCCCTCCGGAGAATCTTAAGGTTTCTGTTCCGGTGATGTTGAGGGAGTAGGGAAGTCTTCCATCAGGTCTTGGGCTGAAGTTGATGTAGCTTGAGAGGGCTTTGTCGAGCGTTTTGATCCTCTGTAGCTGAGGTAAGCCAGGAATGTTTGGATTTTTGAAGTGAATTTTCTTAAGAGATTTCGCATCAGTTGACTCCTTGTAAATGCCTTTTGTTTTATCGAATATCTTAGGTGGAGTTACTCCAGCCTGTTTTAACCAAGTTAGAACCTGCTTTGGTGATCTGGGATTGACCTCACTTCCGCAAGCCGCGTGGAATTGCTTCGTCAGATTGGCAATCTCCTCTTCGACTTCTTTCCTAAGTTTCTCTTGAATCTCAAGGGAGAGGGGCATTCCGCGTGATGTCATCTCAAGGACTGGTCCGGTCATCTTCATGACGTAATCGTAGAAGAAGGAATCGAGAGAGCGCCTCTTAAGGTCAGCCTCCTGTGCTTTCGCCGCTTCGAAGGTCCCTGACGTATCTCTGCAGTTATAGAGGTAATGTCTAGTCCAGTCCCTAATGTTCCCCCAGTCCTTCCTCTTTCCCTCCTCACCCTCAACCTTTCCATCATCCTTCCAGTAAGGACGGAGAGTGTAGACGCGACCGACATTCCCGAGATTCATGTCCAGCTCAGGCCAGAGGACTCTCATCGCGTGCATAGTGTCATGCGCGATGTTCTCAACCCTTATTCCGTACGCAGAAAAATAGGAGACATCGTAGATAAAGTTTTGGAACACTTTCCGTCCAGGAGACTCAAGAACACGTCGTATGCGGTTCCACAGTTCGTAGTGAGTAACATCAGACCCTCTGTCCGGAAGGACATTAATTGCAATTGCATCTGACTCTGACCAGGCGAATCCGACTGTGTTGATCTGTCCGTAGCCGGTTTCAACGTCGACGGCGAGAGTGTCTGCTCGCTCAAGATGTTCGAGAACTGCATAAGTTTCCTCCAGTGAGGGGTTTAAAGAGAAGCGCTCCACCTGCGGTGAGATGGGTTTGGAAGACAGGGTTACTGCACGATGGAGCGCCATTTCGAAATAAAGACCAAGTTCGTATTGTTTCTGCATTCGACCGAAGTCGAACGTCGGGATGAAGAGGCGACCCTCAGAGAGGGGAAGGGGACTGAGCTGCCACTTATCAATCCCCTTCTTCCCCGCTTGATTGCGGAGAGTATCCTCACCTAAACCCACAATGACTCGGACTGAAGGTTTAAGTGAAGACACCTCGGAAAGAGGGAGAATCTGCACGGAATCAGGACTTACGCCCGCCCTTATTAGTTTTCCGCGCAGAAACTCCCACTGCCAACCTGTTAAACAGGAAAAGTAATCAGTTGAAGCTGCGCGTGCCTTATCAATTATGATGGCTATCTGAGGTGAAAGATCTAACTGAGAAGACACGACGCAGCCTCATTGCTGAATTTTAAGTATTTAATCCCTTAACGCGCTTAACTTCAGTGTAGCCAGTCGGCTCACCAGTCTGGCGGTTAATCCCATCGACGACTTCAACTGCGAGTTGCTTGCCGACGAGTTGCTCAGTGTCGAAGTTTCCAGTCAGGTTAGTTCCACATGCTGCACGGTAGAATTGCTGCAGTAGGAAGGCACCCTTTCCGGAGATTGCGGTCTTGTGGAAAATACGACGACCATTGTTCTTCGGCTCAGTCTCACCGAAGGTTTCCAGTTCCCAGTTAATGTACTTGGAACCGCCGCTCCATTCTTTGATCTCGCCCTTTTTGACCATGACTTTATAAGTCCCTGGGCTAATTGCGTCCTGAATTTCGCTGAAATCAGGTGTGATTAATGCCATTCTTCTTTCTCCTTGTTGTGGGTCAGTGACCCTGGTTAAA